AAGTCTGACCCATTTTGAACCAATCCCATGAGTACCACATACGACAAACTGTTGGCTAACATCAGCCGCGACATCACACCCGACGAGAACACCAAAGAGCTGGTGTTCACCCTTGCCAAGATCATTGACGAGGAGCGCACCCTGCAGGACATCATTGACCGCGAAGGCATGGTGTACGAGACGCAAGGCGACAAAGGACAGACCTACATCAAGTCCCGGCCTGAGTACCTGGAGCTGCAGAGACTGCGCGACAAGAAGCGCGCCTACATCAAGGCCATCGGCATCAGCAGTGGCGAAGCCGAAGACCCCGACTTCGCATGATCAGGGGGGCAGGGGTGCGTACCATGAACAGGTACGTTGACCAGATGACAGACCGCGCGGTGACCATTCACGACATTGACTGCGTGTACCGCAACCACAAACGCAACTTCTGGTGCCTGTTCGAATGGAAGAACCCAGGAGAGCAGATGAGCGCGCAGGGCACGCTGGCCAGCTTGCAGGAGATGAACGATGCGTTCGAGAATGCGAGCCGCAGTTACCGCGGCCTGTTCATTGTGCGCCTTGGGTTCAGCATTGATGCGTTCCCATTCACCGACGACGAGCAGCTGGAGGTGGTGCACCTACACTGCGGCATGACACAAGAAAGAACCTACCCGAGCGGGGCGCGTTCTGCATTGCAGCATATCCTTGACCATGGCGTCGTACTATGATGAAGCGAAAGGTGAACACGCGGTCCAATGGATCGAGCGTTATTGTACGCACGTCAAGGGGGCGCTGGGTGGTCAGCCGTTCATTCTTGAGGACTGGCAGAAAGACGACATTATCAGACCTCTCTTTGGGACAGTTCGCGAAGATGGTCTGCGTCAGTACCGCCAAGCGTACATTGAAGTCCCTAGGAAGAACGGCAAAAGCAATCTTTGCGCCGCCATCGCCCTATACATGCTCTTCGCTGACAAAGAGCCAGGCGCTGAGATTATCAGCGCAGCGGGTGACCGCAACCAGGCGCGTATCGTCTTCGACATCGCATCTGCCATGTGCGCGAACGACAGGCGGCTCTCGAAGCACGGCAAGGTCTTGCGCAACACCATCGAGTTCAAGAACAGCTTCTATAAGGCCATATCAGCCGAAGCCAACACGAAGCATGGATTCAACGCCCATGCCGTCATACTCGACGAACTGCACGTCTTCCCTGACCGCGATCTGTACGACGTCCTAAAGACTTCGACCGGCGCACGCACGCAGCCCTTGGTCATTGCGATAACGACAGCGGGGCACGATACTAGCAGCATATGCTACGAGCTGCATGAGTACGCGCAGAAAGTCAAGGAAGGCAGCGTGGTGGATGAGACATTCCTGCCTGTTATATACGCTGCTGACAAAGACGACGACTGGACGAAGGAAGAAACGTGGAAGAAGGCCAACCCTGGTTACGGCACAATTTGCAAGAAGGACTACTTCGAGCAAGAGGTGAAACGCTGCAAGGAGAACCCGCGGCAGATCAACACCTTCTTGCGGCTGCACCTGAACATCTGGACAGCCAGCGAAGAACGGTGGGTGACTGACGATGAGTTCATGCGCGGCGCTGACGACATCGACGAGGACTACCTGAAGGGCTTGCCGTGCTACGCGGGCATGGACCTATCTAGCACCAAGGACTTGACAGCGGTGGCGCTCATCTTTCGCGACGACGCAAACGACTGCTTCTACCTGAAGTGTCACCACTTCGTGAACGAAGACAAGGCCAATAGCAAACAACTCAGTGGCGGCATCGATTATTACACCTTTGAGCGGCTGGGGTTGGTCACGATCACCGAGGGCAATGTGACCGACATGCTTGCGGTGCGGCATCATATCCAAGACCTCGCCGAGAAGTACGACTTGCAGGCGCTGGCTTATGACCGATATATCGCGCACCTGGTAGTGCCGTTCCTTGACGGCATCGAATGCCAGCCCTTTGGCCAGGGCTACGCGTCCATGTCGTACCCAACGAAGCAGTTCGAAGTGGCCATGTGCAAGGGAGAGATTAAGCACGGCGGCCACGACGTCTTGCGCTGGCAGATGGGGTGCGTGCATCTAGCCCGCGACGAAGCCGACAACATCAAAGTGACCAAAAAGAAAAACAGCGAAAGTCAGAAAGTGGACGGGGTTGTTGCTTCCATCATGGCTTTCGGTTGTTACTTTAACAACGCACAGGAGGAGGAGCCTCTTTTGGAGGTCATCACTTTGTAGCATGGGTTTTATTTTGGTTTATGGGCGGGGCGCAACGGCGTCCTGCCCTTTTTTTACCTTGCAGGTATGGCAAATTTTTTCCAGCGTCTGTTTACTCGCGCGAAGGTTGGCATTGGGTACACCGGTGACAGCAGCTTCGTAAACCACATGCGGCACTACGGTACGCTGGCCGGTGCAAGCATCAACGTTGACCAGGCGATGAGCATCTCGGTAGTCTACGCCTGTGTGCAGCGCGTAGCCTCCACCATTGCCCAACTGAACAAGAGCGTCATGATCAGCGTGGGCACCGACACCAGGCAACTGGCCAGCCCTATCGAGAAGCTTATCAACTACGCACCGAACGACGGTCAAACGGCCTACGACTTTTGGGAGACGTACATCGCCGACATTTTCCTCTATGGCAAGGCGTATGCGGTCATCACCCGCGACCCACGCACGGCCGAAGCCATGAGCCTGCACCGCTTGCCACCCAACGAAGTTGAGGTCAAGATGGTTGGTGATACCCGCGTCTTCGTTCACGGCGACCGCAACTACTTGCCGCAGGAGATGCTGTGCGTGAAGAACACCTACGGCTTGAGCGTTATCGAGCAGCACCGCGAAACGCTGGGACTGGCCAAGGCTGCACAGGATTATGCAGCAGAGTTCTTTGGTAGCAGCGGCAACATGACCGGCTTTCTGTCCAGCCGCGAGCCACTCAAGAAAGAACAGATTGACATCATTCGCGACAGCTTCAACAACAGCGGCGACCGCCTGGGCACCAAGCTGTTGCCGTTTGGCTTTGACTACAACCGCGTGAGCGTGGACCCGGCCAACGCACAGATGGACGAGCAGCGCGATTTTCAGAATCAGGAAATCTGCCGAATCTTCGGCGTTCCACCAAGCCTGGTCGGTGTAGCGTCCAACGTGACCTACAGCAACACAGAGCAGCAGGCCATTCAGTTTGCCAAGTACACCATTGTCCCCTGGACTAAGCGCATCCAGCAGGAGCTTGACATGAAGTTGCTGAACACCGAGGCAGGCGAGTTCTCCAAGTTTGACCTCTCTGATCTGCTTCGCGGCGACAGCGCTGCCCGCGCCAACTACTACGACACGCTTGTCAAGTGCGGCATCATGAGCATCAACGAAGCGCGTGCCGCTGAGGACATGAACGCTGTTGACGGTGGCGACCAACACACTGTCCAGGTGAATCAGATTGCGCTCGACCGCTTGGACGAGTACAGCAACAAGATTAGCAGCGATGCCGTTTGACGACTATCCCGAAGCCATGACCAACAACGCCCGTCGTGGGCGTGAGTTGAACGAGGAAGTTGGCGGCCGCTGTGCAACTGACGTAGGCAAGGAGACCGCACGCATCCTCGCCAACCGTGAGACGCTGACCGACGAGCGCGTCAAGCGCATGTTCAGCTTCTTGAGCCGTGCAGAAACGTATTACCAACCCGACGACACCGAGGCGTGCGGTACCATTAGCTTCTTACTTTGGGGAGGCAAGGCCGCATTGAATTGGTCGCGCGCTAGAGTCAATGAAATGGACGAAGAAAGAAACACCGCAGAGCAGATGGAAAAGCGCACGCGCACGATGGAAGTGCGTGCTGCTGGGCCGATGGTCTTGGAAGGCTACGCTGCTGTATTTGAAGAAGAAACCGATCTGGGAGCATTCAGGGAAGTCATCGCCCGCGGCGCCTTCGACGACGTGCTCAATGACGACGTGCGTCTGCTCATCGACCACAACCCGCCGCCGCTCGCCCGCACAACCAACGGGACGCTGCAGCTGTCGGTCGACGAGAAAGGCCTGAAGTACCGCGCCGAACTGGTGGACACGCAGGCCGCCCGCGATCTGTACGCCATGGTGAAGCGTGGCGACATCAATCAAAGCAGCTTCGCCTTCACCATCGAAGAACAAGAGTTTGACCAGGAGCGCGAACTGCGCACGGTGACCAAGGTGCGCCAGCTGTTCGACGTCAGCCCGGTGACCTATCCAGCCTACGAAGCGACCGAGGTCGTAGCTCGCAAGAAGAAAGAAACGCAACCCGAAGTAAAGGAGGTTCCCGCACCAAAGAAACCTGTTACCTTACGGGTCAAAGACATTCACATGAATTTCAAGAACAGCACCGATGCCCAGCAGCACATCCACTCGCTGGAGCAGAAACTGGAGTCCATCCAGTCCATCGCCAATGGCGAGGAGCGTGCTCTGACGGCTGAGGAGCTGGAGGAGACGCAAGACATTCACGCCAAGCTCGAAG